TTCAAGATCTTCTATTGAACAAGTCGATAAATCTAAATTTTTTGATATTAAATCTGATATGGCTTTGCTTTTATTGTTATAGCAACCCACCCCAAACTTCTTTAATTCATCGCCTAAATTTTTAATACTTCCTAATATCAATAATGGACTTATTAAACCTGTTGATCTGCTATGTTCGGACAAAATATTATTAAGACACCTTGAAGCAGTGTGTCCATTTTTGCCAGCAGCAAAAATCCAAAATAAAATCTGTAATTCTAGACCATCTTTGTCCAGATCGAAACAGGTTACATTATCTGGGTCTATTTTATAGTTCATGCTTCTGACACAAACCTATCAAGGTCTGAGGTTTCTGTCATTTTGTAAATATCTTTGTTGAGTTTATCCATTTCTTTTCTTAGTGTATATCCTCTATTTTGGGCATTGTCGTGATTTCTATCCCATGCTTTTAAATGCGCTTTTATCTGACCGACTGTTTCGTTCAGTTCGACAACTTTCTTTTTTGCAGCAATCACATCTGGATTGGCGTTAGCCTTAGCTTTTGCGTATTGCTCTGTTCCACCGTCATCTTTTGCTTCTATATATTTTTGACTAAAAATAGCTTCAGCATCGATTTCAGCAAGCAATCTTTCTTTTTGTGCATATTCTAATTGTTTTCCAAAAAAATCAACCCAACCATATTCTTTTTCCATGTATTCATTTATCGTATTATCGCTGAACTCCATGTTTTTTGGATCCAGCGAAACTTCTTTATTATTAACAACAACTTTTAGGTTTTCAATTGGTGGTTCCATTTTATTTTCTTTCAAGAAAAGGTGTCTACATTATCACTATCTTCATCCAATGGATCATAGGGACGTTTGTTTTTCTTTTTAGAGTTAGAGTCCCCAGTAATTCCATCTTTGTTTTCCATAACAGAGTCATTTTTTTTCTGATTAACCAAATTCATTTTTTGCTTATATTCTTCGTTAGATATTTCCGATATATCCAGTGTTGCTCCATACACAGGGACATCATAGCCAAAAGATACATATAAAGGAAATCTACTTTTACCATTTCTGTGTTTGATGATAAAAAGTCTTGCCACTCCGGCATCCTTCTCCAAAGGTTGTTGGTTTATACTCCAAAAACAATCTAGTGGTTTGAATTGATCAAAACTTGTTCCAATATTGCTCTCATCAATATATTGACCGGTTTCTAATTTACTTGCACTAGAGTTGGGCTGCACGCATGTTATTGTGCAGTGTTTTTGTTCTATTCCAAATGCTCTCAAATCTCTTAGAATTCTATAGGCGCTTTCATATTTTTGTAAATTAGGATCATCTTTCATTTCTCCAACGTAATCTATTACAAGCAAATCTGGTTTGAATCCTCTCATAACCAACTGCGCATAATAAGCTTTGATTCCATTTACATCCATCGTGCCGCCAGGAAACTGTTTTACAACCAACATGTTGGGATCTAATTTATCTTCTTTAAAAGCTTCTACTTGAGATATAATTCTTTGCTTTGAACTTGTTAGATCATTTATATCACAACCAACCCACTGACTAGTGAATCTTTGACTTATGCCAACCTCGTCCATTTCCATTGTTATATAAAGAACTTTTTTACCACGCTTTACATTTTCAACAGAGGCTTTGACCATAGCCAGCGATTTTCCCGTACCGGGCAAAGCTATCCAGGCTGCAATGTTACCTATCTGAAGCCCACCACCTGTGAGCGAATCATCAATACTTGGGAACCCAGATGTGAATGTATCAACACCTTCATATTGTTTTTTCATTCTTTCGAACATTTCTTCTATGTTTAAGAAATATTCAAATCCAGGCTCATAGTTTCTATCTATGAGCATCGTTTGTCTCATTTGATCATAAATATAATTCCAAGTAGCCTCGTCCTCTGGGGACTTGGTCATTTTATCTAGGCATTTGTGAAATGCAATTTTGACAGATTGAACCTTGGCAAAATAAGTTATCTTGTCTATTAATGCTTCTCTTGAATCAACCCCAGGAACATAAAAGTCAAAAACTTTTTCAAGTTCAGCCTGGGAAGCGATCTGTACTTCGGGCGGTCTGTCGTTATAAGATTTTGATATTTCTTCTTTTAAGTACCACTTTTCTGGTAATACTTTGTATTTATCAAAATATTCGTATAGAAGCTGGGTGATCGTAACATGTATTTCTTTGGAAAAATAATTTGGTTTTATTTTATCTAAACTTTGAACTAAAAAATATCTATCCGTCAGAAGCATACCGATCAGACGAGTTTGAAAGCTGTCATCCCAGCTAAATTTAGATCCTTGATTAGTATCTTCTTCTTTTAGAAGATTCGCCAATCTTTCTTGCTCTTGCTGGTTAAGTTCTGACATTTTTTATAAAAAATAAGCTACACCGAACAATGTTTATTCAGTGTAGCTTATTCGTAGCGATAATCCAAGACTAATTTTGAATTCAGTCTCTAAAAGGTATTATATGTTTTCTAACAAAATATAAATTTATGAAAAATCCACAAAATGCACTTATGATATTACTAACTCCTCTATGAGCATATGGCTCTACAGGATTGATAAAAAAGCTGATTACAAGACTGATCCAGAAACTGGCGCATTCGTGACAAAGCAAGGGTTTGCTTAAAAAAGGAATTTTTGCAACACGATTTCTTAAAGGAACACTGATTTCTGTGTCACTCCAAGCGTAACAAACCCCAAGTGAAGTTAATAAATAAATTATCAAAATCATACAAAATAAACCTTTAGATTGTCTCCTTTATCTACTACTGAAAAACTTCTGAACATCTTGCCAGCGAGAGTTTTTGAAAATTCCTCCCAGGCTGGTTCGGAGTTAACAATTGTAAATACTTTTCCAGAATAATTATTCAGCGTTCTTTGGCGACCTATTGTCTCCAGTTCTGCTGTCAAAGCTGCTGCGTCCTTTACATATTTGTTTAAAGCTTCTGGATTTTGCTCTAACTTTTCGGTGAAGAACTTAAAAACTCTTCCTCTACATGTGCAGTTTGGGTTGCTTTTAAATGTAACAAGATCTGCGAGAATATCGGGAAAGTCTGTTTTTAAAGCTTCGAAAACAGACTCATCCTTAACCATAATTGGAAGTGCATCGACCAAATTTGCTGTATTTATCATTTTAAATTTCTCCTTAAAGGCTATTTTAGTCTAGTGTAAAAAAAAATTTTTTGATCAACTTGTTCCAAGATAATCATATTCGCTTAAACTACACAATCCTGTTCTTATGTTTTTTTCTTTAGTTATTTTTTTACCCATTGATTTTTGACCATTCCAAACAATTGCTTTACAATAAGTTGAAAATTTACAGTCAATTTTTAAATTATCTTTCCTGCTGGGCGATTTGTCTTCTGGGACATATTTTTTAACTATGTTCTCCAGAACTAGCTCTTGGTAGTCTCCAAACTTTTGCCTATTTGCGCCATGTTTAGTTCGATTTATCCATAAGTTTTCAAGATTATTCAAAACAAGCAAAACAAATATATCTTTTGCATAATTTTTGCTTAATCTTAGACATTTTTCTATGTATGTTTGTCTCTTATAGTAAGAGCCAGCTCTGATTATAGATAATTGTAATTCTTGATTTATATCATCTATGTCTTCTGTTACATTATTTTTTGAGTTTTTCTTTTTTAATTGATGAGCAGCATAATAGCATAATTTTCCAAACTTCTTATCAAGCTCGTAATATTCTTTTTCTGTTATGGGAAAATTGTTACATATATCTTTCATCTAACTCTCCTTGTTTGTATTCTATCATTTCATTTAAATTTGAACCATATTTACAACTTACACTTAAGTGGATATTGTTCAAAAATTTACTGTCCTGCAAAAGTATATTTTTAATCATTTTTATGTTTGATTCAAGTTCTTTTTTATTCGAATACAAACAATATGCATCATGAACATAAAAACATATATTTTTTTTGCAAACAGAATGTAAGTCTATAAGTTTATCTAAGCAAAAGATACTTGCTGTAGATTGGACGATAAAATTTATACTTTTGTAGCTTTGATCTATTTTTCTTTTTTTACCAAAAGTATTAACATAATAGCCATCTTGATTATTTTTGGAATAATTATTAAGCCAAGAAAACACTTGAGGGAAAATTTCTCTTATTCTGTTTGTTATAATTTCAACTTTAGATAATTCGATGCTACAGGTTTCGCTTATCTTTTTATTGCCAGCTCCATAAACAAATGGCAGAAAAATCATTTTCATTTTTTTTCTTTTCTCTGCGTCGAAATTATTTGGATTTACTATTTTTTTATATAAACTTTCATAAAAATCATCTCCTTCATCAAGAATTTTCTTTAAATCTGGGTCTTTGGTTAAATATTCAAGAACACTAACCTCCATGTTCTTGTAGTCAAAAAGTAAAAATAATTGATCTTGGTCAGGTGTTTTGTATTTTGACTTATCTTCTTCTTTTAGATTTAAAGGCAAAATACTATTCTTCAAGCAACCAAAAGAGCTAAGTCTTCCATTTTCTTGACCTTCGATTTCATAGTAGCAATATTTAATAATCTTATCTTCTTTATCAACTATTCCCTTGGTTTCTATTGAAGGAATGACTTTAAATATTAAAGGGCAATATACATCTTTATAAAGATCTGATATTCTATTCCAATCTTCTTTGTATATGGCTGAGAATCGATTTAAAGCTTCTTTAAAGTCACTTGGTGAATTGTCTTCATATTTTCCTGATATTCTCTCAAGAACCTTTATATCGAAGATCTGACAGTCTGTGTCAAAGGATCTACCTGTCTTACTTCTGTAATAAGAAAAATAGTTTTTGATATTCCAACAAATTATCTTCTTTTTATTAAAAATAGTTGTTTTGAGTATGCTGTGTATGTAATCAAAGTTACTCGAATCAACTTTTTTAGTTATCTTTTTAGATCTGGAATATATTTCTATGTTGAAAGAAAAATCTTTATCAGTAAAGTCAATACATTCTTTATCTGTTTTAAAATAAAATGTATTCTCTGAAAGAATACTTGATATGTATGTTAAAAATTCTTGTTCTATCACGCTAAACATCACTGATCCTGAGATTTTTCTTATCTTATCAGATTCTATCAGGCATAACAAAGCGATTCCATAGAAGAATACACCTTAGATAATATCTTTTCATAATCAATAACTCTCAAGAATCTCAAAACAGGTACAATAAATGGTATTGTTTCTTTTACTTTAATTGTTTCCTTACTGGAAGTGTCCATCAAGGATGCTTCTTCTTGCTCATCTGTACATTTTTTCTGACAGCCAAGTATATATGTGAAGAAAACTTCAGTTAATTTCCATTTACAAGCAACACCTTTTGTTCTTGTAGCTTTATCACCGAAGTTGTATTTGTTGTCTATCCATTGTATTAGATTTCTTTTTGATAAAAGATCTCTTATTGCTTTCCATCTGTGATGATTCCAATTTCTTTTGATACATTTAGATTTATATAAACTTTCCCATAATTTCATCACTCTCATTGTTGGAACCGATTGATCTGAATTTTGATTCTTTTGCAAAAACATTAATATTAACAATGCTATTGAGAAGTCTTCGTCATTTACTGTGTGGTTTCTTGCCTTTAACGTTTTTCCATCTGTCAATAATTTGAATATTTCTTTATATTTCTCCATATAAGATAAATCTTTATTTGAAAAAAGCTTATTTGTTACACTTCCTTCTTTTTTAATTCTTAATTCTTTTTTAAAGCTA